AAAAGGATCTTCCATAATTTTTGGAATGTCATCATTTTGTGCAAACCAACATTTAGAGATTCTTTTATCTGCTTGGGGGCAGCTCTTACATCTTTTGCAGAAGTTGTTTTTTCAATTTCATACTGATATAAAGCTGTAGACATGTCTCCATTTACAATCCATACAGTTCTTATAAACCCTCCAGAACCAGTAACAATAGGTAAACTAATAGTGCTATTGGCTAAATAAATATGATTACTATCTACAGGAGGATTTAATTGTGCTCCAGTATTATTTAAATTTTCAACTACAGTTGCGTTATATGAGGGAATAAATCCATATAAATAATTACTAGTTAAAATTAAATCATCTGCAGTTAATGTTTCTCCAAGAGGTTTATTTAATATACTTACCCAGTTAAATCCGTCGTAGTAATCTATCCCTGTCAATGTATATCCTGGTTGAGGAGGAGTTAAACTTGTTTTTATCCAATCAGTTTGAATACTTGTCTTTATCAAATATGGTAAAATTGGTTCTTCACACTTATAATTTACTTCTGCTGATACAGCTATTAAAAATAAAAAGTCTAAGGGAAGAATAGCTCTTTCTATGTAAATGTTGCTATCATTAGTACTATAGGTATATGCTCCTAATGTATCAAATAAAAATCCTCCCCCAATAAATGTACTTGAAGTAGTAGTTACTACTAAATTTCGTAAATCATCTATACGTTTTTGAGATTGCTCAAATCCTCTTCCCAGCCTATTAGATGTTGGATTATATCGTTGCTTGATGAATCTCATCATAGCAATATTTAACTCAAAATCTATCTCCTGAGGTAAAAGGTTGTCAGCCTGGAAGGATGCAATTTTTTGCACCCCCAGGTTGACAGCTATATGCATTTCGTTTACAGTCATTTAATCGTTAAGATACTTCTTTGAGCCTTGCTCTCATTGTATTTACTTGCCCTGAATTCTTTTTATTCTTAAAGTACACGACTGCATCTTTCATATCTTCTCCAATTGTTTCATCTTGAAATATAACTTGATTTCCAATTCGACGAAGAATTTCTTTTGCAACCATTTCTTCAATTTCTGCCTGAATTTCTAAGGTGTCATCCAAACAGTATTTTAAAAATCTCTCAGGATTGTTGTTTTTATAATCATACAAAGTATTTTCAATCTCCATATTTGATAATCTCTCTGGATCTCCTTCTACTAGTACTCTGAGAAGCATTTTCATTTTTTCTACATTACCAGTAAGTTTGATAAATTCTTTGTCAGCATCCTTTCTAAGTTGCACTTTAGCATTTTTCTTAAGAAGATCTTTTTGCGGATCATAGATATAAAATCTTTTAATTGAATCCGTTTTCATCTCTTCTTCAGACGCTGCTACGTGTCTATGTTTTAAGCACCATTTATAGTAAATGTAGTCCATTGTATTAATCGGGGACCCATCTGAATGTGTGCCTATTTCCAGTTCAGTTCCTTCAAATGGAACTTTTAAAGTAAGACTAGCCCAAAAATCTTTTGTTTTTGCTGGCCAATCTTGATGTCCTGCAGGTACGTCAATTATACCTTTTAACAATTTCTCTTCTTCTGCATCGTCTACTCCTTTGAGTGGAAGACGATCTACATAAATAGAGCCTAGTTTAATTTTAGCTCCGGCTCTAATTTCTTTTGGAAGATGGTTTAGAACCTCTTTACGTCTAATAATAACTTTACGTTGTTCCATAATTTTAGTTCTTTTTTATTAGTTAAGCTTAGGGAAAGAATAACCTAAGGTTTTATATATTTTTAAAAGGGGGCTTTGACACCCCCTTTTTATTGCAAACCAAACACAAATTACGATGCAGTACATTGAAGGTCAAGACTAGTATCGAAGCGACGAAGCAAGATACCAGCAGTCTTCAACATATGAACAGAAGCACCGTCTATGTCACTTGCACGAGTGTCAGTTTCAGTGAAGCCTTTTGGCACCACAGAACCAGCTACACACCAGCGCAGAAGTTCACGACCTTTCTTATTTACCATTTGCAGGTTGTTCTCACCGTCATAAGTAGACTGGTCAACAAACACCATACGATAAGACTCAAGTGGAAGACCAGATACTGGGTGCTTCTTAGAAGCTTGAGCCACAGGACCGTGATCAAACAAAGGAGACTTAACTACGTTAACATGGTGACCATCTACGTGTTGGTAACTGGTAAAGTAACCTGTGATACCGAGGTTACGACCAGAACCAGTGATAAAGTATGGTTGAGTAGTCTGCAGGTAAGTGTTACCACCATAGTAGTTTTTAAGGGCACGATCAAATTCACGAGCACCCCCAATACCAGTGTAAAGAGTAACTTGCTTGTCAGTAGCATCAGTCATACCATAGAACAAATCCCCGATAGTCTCCTCAAGTTTAGCTTGAGTAAGAGTAGAGTAAGTGTCTTTGTTGATGATCTGCTCAAGCAAACCAGGACCAGAGATTACAGGTTGACCATTCTCATCGAGCATAGTACTAATACCATTAGCATCGTGAGTCTTCTGACCATACCAGTAATACATTTCACACTCTTCTTTAAACTTAAGCATGTGACGATACTCTTCGTAATCCATCCACAACTTAGTCTTAGAACCTTCTTTCAAAGGCAATTCAAATTGAGCTACATAGTCTTTAGCATTTCCAGAGAAGTGGTAAGACTTACGTACAGTACCAATCTTAGAACGAACAAGACCTGGAGCAGTCCAGTTAGATGCATTACCACGTGAGAAGTCAATACCCACGTTAGCATACAACATACCCCAAAGAGCACCTGGAGAGCAATCAGCTACAGATACTGAGGCTGTGTCAGGAGATACAATCTTCAAAGTATATTTCCAACCTGAACCATCAGCAACTGGCTCACTCATAATACGAGCAAGAACACCAGATTGTGATACCAAGGTGTAAGGAAAAATAAACCACTTATCAGGAAAAGTAAGTGAAAATGGAGCTCCGCCAGCACCAAGAACACCTCCAGGTGCAGCAGAAATTACAGGACGAACATTTATTTCGTGTGTTTTTACACGATATTCATACTCAAAGCGGTCAATAGAACGAGTATTTCCAACACCTTCAGTCAAAAAAGACAATGGGAATTTCTTTTCTTCACGACCAGCCAAATGAGTAATAATCGGAGACAACTCCGCAGGACGTTCCATAAGTGCATTAGCCAACGAGTTACTGTCGGTCATTTGAGCATCATTATAATACGTCTTAAGTACTTGCATTAAAGCCATGATCTATATAATTTTAAAAGTTAAATGTTGTTTGATTACTCAAACAGCTTTTTCATGTCCAGTTGGTCTGGATCAAATTTTTTCGTTTTAGTTCTTTCTGCCTTTCCGTAGTTCTTAACTCTCTCTTCGTTAAGTTGGATACGTTCTCTAAGATTTTTAGTACTTTCAGTCTTAGCTTTAGTAGTAATGATATCTTGAAGATTCATATTCTTATACATCAAGTAGTCAATAGCCAGTTTAACATCGAGCTCTGAATTAGCATAATCCATATCTCTACGTGTTCTGCCTGATTTATCTACAGGTGCGGAAATGTAATCAAAGAACTTAGCTTTTTCTTTTTCTGGAATTCTAATCCCAGCAAATTCTTTTCCTTGGTCAATTGTAGCAGCTACATTCTCCCAAAATTCTTCCTGAGCTTTTTCTTGTTCAGCTTTTTCACGTTTTTGTTGCTCTACTATTTGCTCTCTTTCTCTACTTTGTATAGCAGCCAATTGTTTTTGAGCAACTATTGCTTTGTCATAAAGTTTACCAGAGTCTTCGTAATCTTCTAGCATATCTTTAATGAACTCCTCATCGTGCCCTTTAGTTTTAAAGTATTCAGACACAAATGCTTTTTGAGTTCTATTGTCATTTTTATCAATCTCATACTGAGAATAATCCAAATTTGGATTGTAGGCTTGGAAGAACTTCTCAGAATCACCACCTGCTAGTACAAAGTCAAGGTGTTTTTGTACTAGTGGGAATTGCTGAAACAACTCATTAAGTTGATCTTCTGCAATATTCTGAGCAATGTCTTTGGTAAACTCTACCAAACCTTCCTCAGTATCTTCGTATTTATTTTCAATATCGTAGCCTAATGCTTTTGCAATAGACTCTGCTACTGACCCAGAAGATTCAATATCTTCTTTTTCATCGTCGTCATCATCTTCTTCATATTCTTCAGCATCTGTACTCTCCAAGTCATCATCTTCTTCGGGGTCTTCTTCAGAGTTTTCTGAGGAGGAACCTTTTGTGTTTTCGTACTCACTTTCTTCGAGGTCTTCTTCTGAAGATTCTTCGGGATCTGATTTTTCATTTTTTTTCTCCTCTTGGAGTGTATTTAATCCATCACCTATAAAATCGTCAAAGGTGATGTCTGCAATGTTTAATTTTTGTTCTTTGGTTGCCATATTTACAAAGGTATTGGTTTACTTATAGTTGAAAAGTATAAATTTATTTTTTATACTTAGCTTTATTGTATAGCACTCTGTTCTTTAATCCCCCTTTAATGTATCTCTTTCTAGAGTCCTCTGGGAGACCAGATCTCCACTCATACATAGCTATTTCTTGGTTAGTTTGATAAGAACCTCCCATCTGCATTCTAGCAGGAGATTCAATTACTGTTCCTTCGTAAGGCCCAGTAGGAAGATTAGCTATGCCAGGAGGGACAGCTTTATAAGACTCTACTAAGTTGCCTTGATTATCAATCTTATCTATGTTGATAGGGACTTTCATCCCCATAGTATTAAAACTCTGTCCAGGTTGAACATTAGGGAAGGCCATAGATTGATTAATTTGCCCTTGCTCATGATACGGGCGTAACCCTTGTTCTTGCTCTTGAGGAGTTTGAGCAACTTGCATAGGAGGTTGCATAGCAGCTTGTTGTTGCTGATCTACAAATTCTTGGATTAGATCTCTACCTTGATCGTAAGCAGTAAAAGCATCTAAGATACTACCAGGATATCCAGTAGATCTAGCTTTATCTAATAACTGCCTTCTGGTAGAGTTATCCATTAAGACAAGAACTTAAGTTTATATTTAGCAGAGTTAAGAGTAGACTTCACGTTATCTAAATCATTTACGATTTCAGAGTAAGGAGTGCTGTCTTGAAGCTTAGTAATCTTAGCATGCAAGCTATCGATATAGCTAATTACTTCTTTAACTGTCTTCATTCGTGGAACTGATACTTCTGGGTAGTCTAGGATTTGACCTGTAACTCCTTGGTATCCCTCTGCAATACTATCAGCCAGTCCAGGAAGTGCATCATAAAGATCCCCAAGGGCTTTATGGGCAGCATAACTTCCGTCACCTGTAATAGTCAAGTGTAGAACGTGAATTTG